GGTGCGACGGTAGACGCCAAGGTCCAGCAGGCGCTGGACGCCGTGGGCACGGGTGCCAAGGACATCGCCGGCAAGGCGATTTCTCAGATCATCAAAGCCACCGGCGACAACAAGCAGGCGCTCATCAACGTCAAGCCAGAGGACCTGGACACGGTCGCCGGCTTTGGCTTCGTGCGTCTTGCGGTGACGGTGGGGGGCGCGGCGAGTCTGACGGCGGCGCAGGTGCTGGGTGTGAGCCCTCGAATGCTGCCTGCAGACGCCAGCAACCAGGCCGCTGTGGCCCAAATCATCTAAGCCATGCCACTGCAACTCGTCACACCCCCCTCAGAGGAGCCGGTATCGCTTGCCGAGGCCAAACTCCACCTGCGGGTGGATGTTGACGATGACGATGCGCTGATCGGTGCGCTCATCACGGCAGCCCGGCAGGCGGCTGAGACCCAGACCGGCCGGCAGTTGACGACTGCCCGCTGGAAACTGGTGCTCGACGCCTTTCCCGGGCCTTCGCTGATGGGCGTACCTGCCGGCGCATCGTTCAGCCTTCCCGCACACGCCGTCCTCCTCGCCAAATGCCCCGTCCAGTCGGTCGTAGCCATCCATTACCTGGACATGAATGGCGACCCTCAGGCGGTGCCTTCGAGTGATTACGTGCTGGATGCAGCGTGCGAGCCGGCGCGCGTCACCCCAGTCTTCGGGAAAACATGGCCAGCAACCTTGCCGCAGATCGGTGCCGTTAGCGTCACCTTTGATGCTGGCTATGGCGGTGCCAGTGCCGTGCCTGAGGGGCTCAAGAGCTGGATCAAGCTGCGTGTGGGCAGTCTCTACGGGCATCGGGAAGAGGTTGCGACGCTCACGCGTGGGCGTATTGACGCTTTAACTTTTGTGGACAGTCTGCTTGACGGATATCGGGTGAGTTTTGTATGAGTGCGATCGGTGCGGGACAACTCAATCACCGGGTCCGGATTCAGCGACCCATTGTCAGCAAGGACATGCTGGGGGCCCCTACGCAAGGCTGGACTGATGTGGGGACAGTCTGGGCTGACATCCAGCCTATTTCGGGGCGGGAAGCCCGCATCGCCGATCGAGTCGCAGCAGAGCTTACCCACCAGATCACAGTGCGTTTCCAAGATGCGTTCAGCGCCCCCAAGGCGGTTGCCCAGCTGAGAGTTTTATACCGGAGTCGAGTGTTTGCGATTCACGCCGCACTCAATGAGGATGAGGCCAATGTCGTGGTGACGTTATTGGCCAGCGAAGGCTTGCGCGATGGCTAGGGCCGAAACAGTCCGCATTGAAGGCTTGGCTGAACTGAACCGGGCGCTTCGTGAGCTGCCCCAGCGCATTGCTAATCGGGGCCTGCGAACGGCGGTCTATGCCGGCGCCAAGGTCATCAGAGATGAGGCGCGGCATCGGGCACCGAAGGCCGCGCAGTCGCTGGGCATCAAGCAACCGCCTGCCGGAACGCTCAAGCGCTCGGTCATCATGAAGCACATCCGGGAGCTATCCGGTGGGGGGCGACAGACGTTTTACGTGTTGGTCCGCCAGGGCAAGAAGTACCGCAATCAAGGCAAGCGCGGGAACCTCTCGCAAGACGCCTGGTACTGGCGCTTTGTGGAATTCGGCACACGCAAGATGGCTGCCAGACCCTTCCTGCGGCCGGCACTCGAGTCCCGGCGCCGTGAGGCCGTCGAGGCGATCAAGGGTCGTTTGGCACAGCGCCTCGAGATCGAAGCCAAGGCTTTAAAGGGTCGGTAGCGATGCAGGACTTTTATGACGCGATCAAGCACTTGGCTGGCGGAGAGGTGTACGCCGTGGTGGCGCCACAGACCGCGCAGTACCCGACGCTTGTCTACACCCCAGTCGATCAGACGCACCTTGTCGCGATTGATGGTCCGGTTGCCTTGAAGCGCTCGCGCGTGCAGGTCGACGCCTATGCCCGAACCCTTGAGGTCTGCGACCAGTTGCAGGACCAGGTGTTGGCGGCCTTGATGGCCGACATCCACACCATTGCCGATGTACGCATGAGCCTGACCGACTTTGACCAGGACGCCCAGGTTTACCGGGTGTCCGTGGACTTCACCTACTACCGCTAAGCGGTTCTTTTCATTTTTCTTGGAGGCTTTCTATGCCGAGTACTGCCATCACTGCACAGGGGATCATCATTGCGCGCTTCGGCGCCACCGCGTTTGAAACTATCCCGAACGTGGTCTCGTTCCAAGGGCCAGGAGGCCAAGCGTCGGTCATCGACGTCACCAACCTCGCATCGACCGCCAAAGAAAAGCGGGTGGGCCTTCGCGATGAGGGTCAGCTGAGCTTGAGCTTGCATTTCAATCCGGATGACACGGTCCACCAGGGACTGCGCACCGACCGCGGAAATCGCACCCGGCGTCAGTTCAGGATCACCTTCACCGATACGGCGCCGGCTGCGACCTGGACGTTCTACGGCTATGTGACCCAGTTCAGTGTTCAAGGTGGCGTGGATGCCGTGGTTGAGGCCAGCGTCACGATCGAGATTGACGGCGACATCACGGAGGCATGAAGCGTATGAACATCCTTTCCAAAGAAGCGATCCTGGCCGTCGACGATCTCCCGCGCGAAACCGTCCATGTTTCCGAATGGGGCGGGGACGTCTACGTTCGGACCATGAGCGGTACCGACCGCGATGCCTTCGAGGCGAGCCTCATTGGCCGAGAAGGCTCCAAAGAGGGGCGGATGGAGAACGTACGTGCCCGACTCGTAGCTCTTACGCTCTGCGACGAAAGCGGCCTCCGCCTTTTCGAGGATGGCGAAATCGCAGCCTTGGGTCGCAAGAGCGCTCGCGCCCTTGACCGGGTGTTCGCCGTCGCACAGCGGCTCAACGGCATCGGCACGGAGCAGGCAGACGTCGCAAAAAAAGCCTGAGGGCCAACCCCACCCGACGTTTCATCTTTCGCCTGGCACTTGCGCTGGGTATGCCGGTGCGCGAGCTGCTGACCCGCATGGGTTCGGACGAAATCACGGAGTGGATGGCTTTTTACCAAATTGAGCCCTTTGGCGACATGCGTGCCGATGTGAGAAGTGGCGTGATCGCGTCGACCTTTGCCAACGCCAATCGCGCGAAGAACTCCAAGCCCTTCACGCCAGAGGATTTCATGCCATTCGTGGACCGACCGCCGCTCAAGGATGAATCAAAGGTGAATGTCGCCCGCTTCAAGGCCATGTTCGCGCACCGGGTGAAAAAAAATGGCTGACATTGGCTCTCTTGTTGTCAAGCTCGCCGCAGAGACGTCGGAATTTCAGGCCGATCTTGGTCGCAGTGCGCGGGTGCTCGACAAGCACGCCAGCGAGATGAAGGCTTCGCTCCAGCAGGTCGCCAGTGTTGCCAAGACGGCGTTTGCCGTCGTGATTGGCGGTGCCTCGGTCGCTGCGCTTCGCGACTTCGTGACGCACACGCTTGAGGCCTCTGCCGCGCTGCAGGGACTTTCCGAGCAGACAGGTGCCAGTGCGGCGGCCCTGTCTGGCTTTGCGCCGGTGGCGACCATTTCGGGCACAGCCATGGAGGCCATTGGTGCCAGCTTGGCCAAGTTGTCAAAAGGACTGGCCGGGGTTGATGATGAGACGGCCGGGGCGACCAAGGCTCTCCAATTTCTGGGCATCCGGGCCAAGGACGCTGGCGGCAACCTGCGTGATCCGGCGGAGGTGATGAACGATGTCGCGCTCAAACTCGCCGAGTTTGAGGACGGCGCGGGTAAGACCGCCATCGCTATGGAACTCTTTGGGAAGTCCGGTGCAACGATGCTCCCGTTCCTCAAAGACCTCGCTGAAAACCAAGACCTCAATATCCGGCTGACCGCCAAGCAGATTGAGGAGGCTGACAACGCATCCAAGGCCATGGGGCGTATGCGCGCTGAATCGAACTTCGTGGCGCAGACCCTGGTCACCTCCGCCATTCCCTCGATGTCGGTGCTGTACCAGGAACTCAAGAACGTGGTTCTGGGTACGGACAACGCGGTGGACGGTGTCCAGCGTCTTCGCTCTGACGGCACGCTCACCAACTGGGCTGAAAAGACGGCCTACGCCATCGCCGTGGTCATCGATGCCCTGCGCGGTATCGGCAGCACGGTAAGGGCGGTGATCGGCAGTTTCCAGGCGGTCTGGGCCGATATCGAGCTGGCAGGGACCTTCTTGGCAGGCGGTGAGGGCATGAATCCGTTCTCGGAGGAGAACCGGGCGCGGCTCAAGGCAGCTCTCGATAAGCGAAACGCCGTTGTTGCACAGGCCAACCAGAACTATGTTGATCTGTGGGACATGCCCTTGTTGGCTGACGCGGTCACCAAGCGATTTGAGGACATCCGAAAAGGCACCGACGCTGCCAAAACCGCCACAGAAGCCGCGGCGCCGCGTAAACGCCTGAACTACAACACGGCCTCTGACAAGTTGACGGCCAATGCCATGGCCGGCATCGACAGTGACATCAAGCGGCTGCAAGGCTTGGTCGATGTCGAAAGCGGCATCCTCAAAGACCGTCAACGCATCATTGACCTCTACGAAAGCCAGGGGTACCTGAGCTTCAAGGAGGCGAGCGATGCGAGGCTGGCTGCCCAGGAGGACTTTACCGACAAGCTGCGTGCCCTGTCGGCCGATGAAGAGTCGATCCTGCGCCACGGTCTGGATACGGTGGCCAAGACTGTGCAGGACAGACTCAAGCTTCAGGACAAGCTGAGCGAGATCATCCTCAAGCGCCAGAAACTCGAGCGTGACGCCCAGCAGTCCAATCTGGAACGCCAGATTCGCCTGCCCGGTGAATCGCTCAAGGACCTGCAAGAGCAAGCCGCGCGGGGCCAAAACGAACTTCGAGCGGTCGAAGAGCAGATCAAGACGCTTCGGGAGTCTGGTGCGATCAGCGAACTCGACTCGCTACGTCGCCTGGCCAGTGCCCGCCAGGAAAGCGCAACCCAACTGGCCACACTGGCGCAGCAGGCCCGCGAACTGGCGCAGGCAGCGCCTGGCAACGAGAAGCTCGCCGACGCCCTGCGAAAGATTGAGGACTCCGCGCGACAAGCCGCAGACGGCGCCTCGCTTCTGACGCAGCGGGCCAAGGAACTGTCCGACCCCGAGGCAGGCTTTGCCAAGGCTCTGCGTACCGTGGCCGAGGAAGCCGAGCAAGTGGGCAAGCAAATGGAGTCGGCGACGACCCGGGCGTTCAACGGCATGACTGATGCGATCACGAGTTTTGTCATGACCGGCAAGCTGGACTTTCGCTCCCTGGCCAATTCCATCATTTCGGACATGATCCGCATTCAGATTCAGCAAAGCATCACGCGGCCATTGGCCGGCTGGCTCGGCTCGCTCATCGGTTCCGCATTTGGCGGCACTGGAGGCGCGACGGTCGGTGCTCCCGCCTCTCAGGTGGTGCCCATCACGATGACGGCAGCCAACGGCGGAATCATGAGCAACATGGGACCGCTTGCCCTCAACCAGTACGCCAACGGAGGCATCGCTACCGGACCGCAACTGGCGCTGTTTGGCGAGGGCCGAATGAATGAGGCCTATGTGCCATTGCCGGACGGCCGCAGCATCCCGGTCACGATGTCTGGCGGCGGCGGTGGTGACGTGTTCAACATCTCGGTGAGCGTGTCGGACGCCGGAGCCGCTGCCAGCGGCGATGACGCAGGTGGCCGCGACCTTGGCAAAGCGATCGCCAGCGCGGTACGCCAAGAGATGCTCGCGCAAAAGCGTGCGGGTGGCCTGTTGGATGCGCGAAGGGCCTTGTAAATGGCAACCTTCACTTGGACACCGTCGGTCGGTGCCAGCGTCGCCTTGCGTCCCAATGTGCGCCGCGTGGCGTTTGGCGACGGCTACGAGCAGCGGCTGGCCTTTGGACTCAATACCAAGCCAGAGGTCTGGACGTTGGAGTTTCGCGGCCGTACGAGTCTGGATGCGGCCGCCATCGATAGCTTTCTGCGTGCCCGTGGTGCCGTCCAGGCCTTTGACTGGGTATCACCGGCAGGAACCTCTGGCAAGTTCACGTGCGAGGAATGGAGCCGGTCCTTGGACGAGCCCAACGTCGAGACGGTGCGCGCAACCTTCAAGCAGGTTTTTGATCTGTCATGACGCAGCCGTCCGCTCCATTGGCGATCACGTCCGAGATCCAGAAGCTCGCGCCCAGCGCCGTGATCGAGTTATTCGTGCTGGACCTTTCCCTGTTCGGGCAGGGTCCGGTGCGCTTTCATGCGGGCACCAACGCGCTGATGCAGCGGGTCGTCTGGCAGGGCAATGCCTATGAGGCCTTTCCAATCCAAGTGGAGGGCTTTGAGCTGAACGGTGGAGGTCAGGTGCCGCGGCCACGCCTGCGTGTGGCCAACGTCACCGGCTCGATCACGGCCCTGGTGCTGAGCTATCAAGACCTCATCGGCGCCAAGATCACCCGCAAGCGCACCTTGGCCAAGTACCTGGACGCCGTAAATTTTCCAGGCGCAGTGAACCCGAGCGCCGACCGGTCCGCCGAGTTCGCGGACGACATCTACTACGTCGACCGCAAGTCGCGCGAAACCCGGGATGTCGTCGAATTCGAGTTGGCTGCCTCGTTCGATCTGGAAGGCGTTTCCCTGCCGCGTCGGCAGATCGTCCAGAACGTCTGCCCCTGGAGATATCGCGGCAGTGAGTGTGGCTACATCGGCTCCGCGTACTTCGATGCAAACGATCAGGCGGTGGGCGGGAGTGGCCAGGACGTCTGCGGCAAGCGGCTGTCGTCTTGCCAGGCGCGCTTTGGACAACACGCCGAGCTCTCATTCGGGGGCTTTCCGGCTGCGGGTCTGATCCGCTGATGCTCGCCGAGAACAAGGCGCTGGCGCTGGAGCACGCCCGCGCGGAGTACCCGCGCGAGGCTTGTGGACTGCTCGTGATCCGCAAGGGCCGCGAGGTCTACGCCCGCTGCCGAAACATCGGCGTGGGGACCGACCAGTTCGTGATTCACCCCGAGGACTACGCAGCGGCCGACAGGGAAGGCGAGATTGTGGGGGTGGTACACAGCCACCCAGGGACGTCGCCCGAGCCCAGCCAGGCCGACCGTGTCGCCTGTGGAGCCAGTGGTCTGCCGTGGCACATCGTGGGGATCCCCAGCGAGGACTGGGTCCGCATTGAGCCGACCGGCTTTGTTGCGCCCCTGGTCGGTCGGGAATGGTCCCATGGCGTTCTGGACTGTTATTCGCTGGTGCGGGACTGGTTCCGCAGCGAGCGCGGCGTGCTTCTTCCCAACTTTGCCCGGTTCGATGACTGGTGGAAGCGGGGCGAAAACCTCTACCTGGACAACTTTTCGCGGGTCGGCTTTGAGGTCGTCAACTTCGCTGACCTGCGCAATCTGCTGCCGGGCGACTGCTTCCTGATGCAGGTGGCATCGCCCGTTCCCAACCATGCCGCCGTGTACCTCGGCGACGGTCTGATCCTGCATCACTTGCAGGGCCGGCTGTCCAGCCGGGATGTCTACGGCGGCTACTGGCAAAAAGTCACAACCCACGTTCTTCGGTATGGTCACGGTCATTCTTCTAGGTGAACTCGCCAAGCGATTCGGTCGCCGGCACCGCTTGGCCATTGCTTCGGCTGCGGAGGCGGTACGCGCGCTGTGCGCCAACTTTCCCTCCTTTGAGCGCGAACTGGTCGCATCTGGCGAGCGCGGTGTCGGCTATCGCGTACTGGCTGGGCGAGACGCACTCTCGCTTGACCAATTGCATGAGCCGACCGGTCAGCAGCGCATCACCATTGCGCCGGTCGTCTCCGGGGCCGGCAGCAATGGCCTGGGTCAAATCCTGCTGGGCGTGGCGCTGATCGCCGTCGCCTGGTGGAACCCGATGGGTTGGGCCGCTGCCGGATCGTTTCTTTCGCAGACCACCCTGTATTCGATCGGCACTTCGATGGTGCTGGGTGGCGTTGCCCAGATGATCGCGCCCACGCCCAAGGCGCCTGATCCGTCCGAGCGGCCCGAAAACAAGCCCAGCTACAGCTTCAACGGGGCGGTGAACACCACCGCCCAAGGGCATCCGGTGCCAGTGGGGTATGGCCGTCTGATCGTGGGTTCAGCCGTGATCAGCGCGGGGATCGACGTGGACGAGGTGACCCTTTGAATAACCTGATGAACGACCTGATCATCGGCGCCGGAGGTGGCAAGGGCGGAGGCGGCAGTGCCCGTGTCGCCCAAGAGGCACCCGACAGCCTGCGCTCGAAGGCCTTTGCCCGCGTCATGGACCTCATCTCGGAGGGCGAGATCGAGGGCTTGGCGGACGGACTCAAGTCGGTGTATCTGGATGACACGCCCATTGAAAACGAGGACGGCTCATACAACTTCACGGGTGTAACGCTGGAGTCGCGGCCGGGTACCCAGCAGCAGAGCTATGTGCCCGGCTTTTCCTCAGTCGAGAACGAAATCGCCGTGGGCGTCGAGGTCAAGGCGAGTAACCCTGTGGTCCGCTCAGTGACAGACCCAGACATTGACGCGGTTCGGGTGAAGGTGAGCGTGCCCCAACTGACCAACCAGGACACCACCAATGGCGACCTCAACGGCAGTTCGGTCAATTTTGCGATTGACCTTCAGGTCAACGGTGGCGGCTTCGTGGAGGTGGTCAACGACACGATTTCCGGCAAGACCACGACCAAGTACCAGCGCGGCTATTACGTCCGCCTGTCGGGCAGTGGCCCCTGGGAAATCCGTGTGCGCCGCATCACGGCCGATTCGACCTCATCGGCAATCCAGAACAAGACCTATCTGGAGTCCTACACCGAGGTCATCGAGAGCAAGCTGAGGTATCCCAACAGCGCCCTGGTGGCGCTGCGGGTCGATGCCTCGCAGTTCTCCTCCATCCCACGCCGCAGCTACGACATGAAGCTGCTGCGCGTGAGGGTGCCGGCGAACTACGACGTGGCCGCTCGGGCCTACAGCGGGGTCTGGGACGGCACCTTCAAGATCGCCTGGACGGATAACCCCGCTTGGTGCTTCTATGACCTGGTCACGAGCACTCGCTACGGGCTGGGGAGCTATATCCCTGAGGCGCAGGTTGATAAGTGGGCGCTCTATCGGGTGGCTCAGTATTGCGATCAACTCGTTCCCGACGGACTAGGTAGGCTCGAGCCGCGCTTTACCTGCAACCTGTACCTCCAGACACGGGAGCAGGCCTACAAGGTCGTTCAGGACATGGCCTCGATTTTCCGGGGCATGGTGTATTGGTCGGGTGGGGCCATCACGGTCACGCAAGACGCGCCGGTGGACCCGGTTTACCAATTCGCCCCTGGCAACGTGATCGATGGTGAGTTCGCCTACCAAGGCTCGTCGGCCAAGGCCCGGCACACGGTAGCCCTGGTGACCTGGAACGATCCGCAGGACTTCTATCGGCAAAAGGTCGAGTACGTCGAGGACGCAGCCGGTATCGTTCGGTACGGCATCGTGCAAGCCGAGGTGGTCGCTCTGGGATGCACCTCCCGAGGCCAGGCTCACCGCGTGGGCAAGTGGCTTTTGTACTCCGAGCAGTCCGAGTCAGAAATTGTCACTTTCCGCACTGGTCTGGAAGGGGCCGTGGTGCGCCCGGGCGATGTCATCAAGGTGGCGGACCCGGTGCGTGGAGGGATGCGACTGGGGGGCCGGATTGCCGCGGCAACCTCCAGCACCGTGACGCTGGACCAAGATCTGCCTGCGGATCTGCCGTGGCGGCTCTCGGTGATTCTGCCCAATGGCACTGTTGAAGAGCGACTGGTCGGGCCGATTTCAGGCCGAACCTTGACGGTGACGATCCCGTTCAGCTTGATCCCGCAGACGGATGCGATCTGGGTGTTGGCATCCTCAATCATCGAGACCCAACTTTTCCGGGTGGTCGCTGTCGCCGAGCGTGATCCGGGTGAGCATGAAGTCACGGCGCTGGCTCATAACCCGAGCAAGTACGCCGCAATCGAGGAGGGTCTGGCGCTCCAGCCACGATCGATCACGGTCCTCTCGGACGTGCCGGCGACACCCACCGGACTTGCCGTGCAAGAGAGCCTTTACCGGGTCAAGGACCAGGCGCAGGTTCTGGTGCAAGTGTCCTGGTCGGAGGTGCAAGCTGCGATCGCGTATCGGCTGTCGTACCGGGTCAGGGGCGGCAACTTCGTGAGCCTGCCGCTGACCAGTGCCAACTACGCCGAAATCCGTGACGCGCAGGAAGGCGAGTACGAGTTCAGCCTGCGGGCCATTGGCATCACGCGCAAGGAAAGCGTGCCGGCGACCTTCAACGCTACGGTGCTGGGGAAAACGCTTCCGCCGTCCGACGTCACGGGCTTTCTGGTCCAGCGCCGGATGTCGGACCTGCTCCTTCAGTGGGACGAGCTTCTGGACGCCGATCTCTCAGGCTACGAGGTGCGGGTGGGGCCTGGTTGGGACAACGCCCAGTTGGTGGCCAAGACCGCGGCGACCCAGATGGTCCACGACCAGAGCGCTGCCGGGCAGTACCCGTATCACATACGCGGGATCGATACCTCCGGGAACTACAGCGCCCATGTGACGACTTTCGTGCTGACCTTGCTCGCACCTTCGACCGTGCGCCAGTTCGATGTCGTGCAGTCAGCCAATCGGCTGGAGTTTCGCTGGCAGCCCAACCCCGAGCCTGAGGTGGTGGGCTATGAGTTGCGCGAAGGGGCGGCTTGGGATGCTTCGCTCTTCGTGGCCGAGGTCAAGTCGACGAGCTACACGCTGCCCTCGGGTTTTGATGGCGAGCGCAGGTTCTGGATCAAGGCGATTGCCTCACCGGGCATCTACAGCGACACGCCGACCTTTGTGTCGACCGTCGTGGCGCAGCCGCAGAACGCCAACCTGATCCTGGAGCGGGACGAGCAGGCCTTGGGTTTTCCGGGGACCAAGCATTTCGCATCGGTGGTCGCGGTCAATGGCCGCAACGTCCTACGCATGAGTACAGGGGCCCAAACGGCCGAGTACCTCTTCGAGCTTGATCTGGTGTCGCCAATCCGGGCGCAGAACACCTTACTCAACAGTCTGGGCGCCTCGGTCGACGACCGAACGACCTGGCTGGAGGCGAATTTTCCGTGGAGCGGTGACGCCGCCCGGCGCCAGTGGGCCTATGACGGAGCGGTCGCCAATGTGGATGCCAGGTTTCAAATTGCCCGCGAGGACACGCTGCAAGCAGGAGAGATCTACGGCTGGCGCCTGAACGGTTCAACGGCTGGATTGGGCAGCGCAGTATCCAGCCAAGCGGCAGGTATCGCCTATGCGGCCGGCCGCTATGGTGATGGTCTGATGGTCAAGGACACCACCCGTGTGGCTTGGACGGTAAGCGTTCCATCGGTGTTTCACACCTCCTTTTGGTTCATCCCCGTCGAGGTCACAACCTGCGTGATCTGGACCGCGTCAGGCCCTTCTGGATTGCTCTTGGTGGGCTACGACGCAGCCACATCCGCCTTCTTTCTGGAGGACCACCTGGCCAGGCGCGTGAGCGTTCCCTTTGGGATGACGGCCACCGATCGCGTCTGCATCGGGGTGTGCCAGACCGCTTCTGAGCGGCGGCTTTTTGCCGGTCGCATGGGCGGTGACAT